CAACAAAATTTGCGTGTGCAGGTCACTTTCATAATGTGATGCTGCCGAGCACGCCACCGTCTTGAGCGCGAACGCCGTAGTTCAAGCCAAGCGTGTGTGCTGACGTTGACCCGACTGGCTTGACGTAAGCCACGGTGCTGCCGATGCGCTTGAGCTTGGCCAAGAGTTGAAACTCACCCACATACAACTCGACCATGTCTGGCTTCATGCGCCCGACTTGCTTGCCGCCGCTGAACACCGCGATGTCTTGACCGCGTAGGGCGACGAGAACCGGCGCCTCATGGCCGACGCGTGGATTCTTTGGATAGGTGGCCTGCACCTCAGCGACCCACGCTGGGTCGACGTCAACCATCGGGATCTGTGTCCCTTGCTGCAATTCATGCACCGGCAGCGTTGGTGCTGCTTTGGGTTTACTACTGAACCATCCCATTACTTCCCCCTTGTTCCCCACCACCGTACCCCTGCACCCTTGGAGTTGTCATGCCTGGACGCGGCCCAGCCCCTAAGGCTGAACGGTCACGACCGAATGACACCGCGCGCCGGCAGGCCGAGTTCACCAAGGTCACTGACGACGGCCAGGTGCGTGGCCCTGAGCTGCCCGCCTACGCCTGGCATGAGCGCACCGTGGCTTGGTATGACACCTGGCGGCGCAGCCCAATGGCGGCGACATTCATTGACGCCGACTGGGATTTCCTGATCGACACCGCGATGTTGCATACCGAGATGTGGAACGGCAGCTCTGGCCTGGCGGCCGAGATCCGGTTGCGCGTCGGCAAGTTGGCGGGCACGCCTGAGGACCGTTTGCGTCTGCGCATGCAGGTGGACACTGAGGCGAAGGAAGCATCCGCGCCTAGATCTATGAACGATGACCGGCGAGCGCGGCTGGTGGCCATCGTCAATGAATAGCCTTGGCTACGCGCTGGTGGACTGGATCGAGGTCCACCTGTGCCACGGCCCTGGCGACATTGAGGGTGAGCGCATCACCTTGGATGACGAGTTCGCTGCCTTCATTATCCGCGCCTACGCGGTGGCCGACGACGGCAAGCGCAAGATCCGCCGCGCTGTGTTGTCTCGACCTAAGGGCCGCGCCAAGTCTGAGCTGGCTGCGTTCTTGGCTATCGCTGAGGCGTTCGGCCCGGTGCGGTTTTCGCATTTCGCCGCCGCTGGTGAGGTGTCGCCATGGGGCTACACCTACACCGAGGGTGAGCCGGTCGGCCAGCGCGTGAAGCGTCCTGAGGTGTTGTGCTTTGCTACGGAGTACGGCCAGGCCGGGAACACCTACGACGCGGTGCGCTACATCTGCTCACAGTCCGAACCGTTGCGCGAGGCGCACCCTGGCATTGATGTCGGGCTGACCCGCATCATCGTGCCGGACGGTGGTCAGATCACACCGGAATCTGCAGCCGACAGCAGCAAGGATGGTGGCAAGTCCACGTTCGTGGTCTTTGACGAAACGCATCTGTGGACGTTGCCGCGCTTGAAGCGGCTGCATCAGGTGGTGTTGCGCAACCTGCTGAAGCGCAAGGCCGCCGCTGGCTGGTGCATCGAGACGACCACGATGTATGAGCCCGGTGCTGGCAGTGTCGCCGAAGGCACTTCGACTTACGCGCAGCTGGTGATTGAGGGCCGCACCAAGGATTCGGCGTTGCTGTTCGACCACAGGCAGGCCGGGCCGAAATGGAGCGTCAAGAACAAGCGCGACCGGCTGGCTGGCCTGCGCGAGGTCTATGGCCCAGCTGCTGAATGGATGGACCTGGAAGCCATCGCCGATTCCTACGAGGACCCGCAAACCTCGGAAGCCGAGTGGCTGCGCTACTGGTTCAACCAGCCGGTCAGCCTGCAAGGTGCCTGGCTGCAGCAGCAGGCCTGGGACGAGTGCCAGGTAGCGCGGCAGATACCCGACGGCGCTGACGTCGTGCTGGCGCTGGACGGTTCGTTCTCTGGCGATAGCACCGCCTTGATAGCGGTCGAGATGGGCGAGTTTCCGCACGTTGACGTCGCTGGGCATTGGGAGAAACCACCCGGCGCTGGCGATTGGCGCGTGGACATCCTTGAGGTTGAGGATCAGATTCGCACCGCTTGCCTGCAATGGGCGGTGCGCGAGATCACTGCCGACCCGCACCTGTGGGCGCGCTCGCTGCAGATCCTCGCCGACGAGGGCTTGCCGGTCACGGAGTTCCCACAGTCACCGGCCCGTATGACACCTGCGACCAAACGCACCACCGACATGGTGAACACCAGGTCTATGACACACAGCGGCAACGCTGCCTTGACCCGCCATGTGTCCAACGCTGTGTTGAAGAACGATTCCCGTGGCACGCGCTTGATGAAGGAAACGCGCGGTTCGGAGCGTCGCATCGACTTGGCGGTGGCGATGGTGATGGGCATTGAACGCGCGATGACGCGCATCGATGAGCCAGCCGCGCCAGACGTCAATTTCTATTAGGAGCCCCATGCTTGCCAATGTGTTGCAGATCAGCGGCCTTGTCGCTGTGGCAGTAGGCGCCGGGCTTGTGTTCATCCCTGCGGGCATCATCCTGGCCGGAGTCGGTGCCGTCGTTGTGGGCTTGGCTTTGGAGCGTGCGTAATGCTGGGACGTCTGTTGCAACCGAGCGAGTCGCGCGCGATCACCTATCAGAGCCTGTTTCTGACCGACCAGTTGTATGCGCCTGCGACGCTGGCGGGCGTCACCATCAACGAGGCGACCGCCACCAAGGTGGCCACGGTGTTCTCGGCTGTGCGGCTTATCGCCGACTCCATCGCCACCATGCCGCTGGATACCTACATTCGCCGCGACGGCGAGCGGGTGCCATTCCGTCCACGCCCTGAGTGGGTGATGCAACCGGACGTTGACCGCTCGGTGGCGTCGTCGGATTTCTGGCAGTCGATGTTGCTGTCGTTGATCTTGTCCGGCAACGCCTACGCGCGGATCATTCGCGTCAACGGCGAGGTGGCTGGCTTCAAGGTGCTCGACCCCAACCGCGTCAAGGTGCGCTTGAACGCTGCAGGCTTCGCCGAGTTCGTGATTGATTCCTCAATGGTGCTGCAGGCCGAGGACGTCGTCCACATCACCGACATCCGGCGCCCCGGTTCCCTGGTGGGCATGGCGCGCGTGGATGAGCTGAAGGATGTGCTGGGCATTGCTCGCGCGCTGGACGAATACTCAGCCCGCTATTTCGGCAGCGGCACGCTGTCCTCGGGCATCGTCAACGTCCCTGGGGATTTGACGGAGGAACAGGCCACGCGCCTGAAAGACCAGTTTGAGAAGAACACCAAGGGTTTGCGCAACGCGCACCGGCCCAACGTGCTAACGGGTGGCGCAAAGTTCGAGAAGATCAGCGCCGACGCCGAGGAAGCGCAACTGGTGCAGGCCCGCGAGTTCGCGGTGCAAGAGGTGGCGCGCATCTTCAAGATCCAGCCCGTCATGCTCGGCATCACCGCTGGCATGAGCCAGGCCAGCGTCGAGCAGCAACACATCCAGTTCGTGACCATCACGCTGCGGCCCTACGTCCACAAGCTCGAGGAAGCCTTCACGCGCCTGCTGCCTAGCAACGCTTTCCTGCGGTTCAACATGGACGGCCTGTTGCGTGGTGACCTGCAGAGCCGCTACACCGCCTACAGCATCGGCATGCAGTCCGGCTTCCTGTCGCCGAACGATGTGCGCCGCCGCGAGGATCTGCCGCCGCTAGATAACGGCGACGTCCACCGCGTGCCGCTGGCGAACATCAACCTGGAAGCCGCCAACCTGGTGGAAACCGACCGGCGCGTGCAGATGGCCACCAGGCTCATCAACGTCGGCTTTGAGCCTGAGCAAGTGCTGACGGCCCTGGATCTGCCGGCCATTACCCACAGCGGCCTGCCCAGCGTGCAGCTGCAGAACGCGGTGCAGCAGGCCGAGGGCGACACCGCTGACGTCTACCCCACGGGCGGCAACTGATGGAACAACGAGACCTGCCGGACAACTACCGGCCAGCGCTTGAGGGCGATGTGCCCGAGGGCCGTGCCTGCGGCAACTGCGCGTTCTACGACGAGAGCAACACAGACGGCGACCGTGCCTGGTGCCAGCGCTGGGACGAGTACGTGCGCGGTGATTACTACTGCAACGCATGGCAAGCCGATGACGAAAGGGCAACCGATATGAGCAGCGTGGAGTTCAGAACCTTTGACGCTGAGATAACCGAGATCCGCCAGGCGGAGTCCGGCGACGGCATGACCTTTGGCGGCTACGCCTGGAAGTACGACGTTCCTAGCCTGCCGCTCGGTCACGGCTTCACCGAGCGCATAGCACCCGGCGCGTTCACCCGGTCGCTGAAGTCCCGCGTCGACATCCGCGCCTATGTCAACCACAATGACGAGTTGTTGCTCGGCAGCACTCGCGCCAAGACCCTGCGCATCGAGGACCGCAGCGACGGCGGCTTTGTTGAGATTGACCTACCCGACACCTCGTGGGGTCGAGACATCCGCGTGTTGACTGAGCGTGGCGACATCCAGGGAATGTCCTTCGGGTTCTCCACCGTCAAGGACGATTGGAGCGAGGACGGCACGCAGCGCACGCTGCTCACCGCCAAGATCCATGAAGTCTCTGTTGTCACCGGCGTTCCGGCTTACCCGCAGACCACCGCTGGTGTGCGCAAGTTGATGCCGTTGGCCACCCGCACCGCCACCGACGTTGACGAACTGAGCGAGGCGATGACGGCGCTGCAGGCTGGCGAGTTGAGCGAGCAGCAAGCGCACCTGCTGCGCAACGTCGTGGATCAAATCGCGCCACAACCGCAAGCGCCGACCAGCGCGCCGGCATCGGTGCTCGCCGCCAAGTTGGCGCTGGCCGAGAAGGCTTTGGGGCTGTAGCCCCCGGGGGTGATTGGTTAGCCCCAGCGCAAAGCCCCACGAGGGACGCGCTAGGAACTCGGGTTCGATTCCCGACACCTCCACCACACATCTGAGCGGCCCGCCGATGTGTTTGCCCTGAGCGTTCCGCCGGGCTTTGTCAATCCCTGCGCACTCATCAAACACATAAGGAAGAAGGCATAAGCATGTCTTATCTTGACAGCCTCGTTGAGGCTCAAAAGAAAGATCTGCACGAGGCTCGCGGCTACCTAGAGCGGGCTGAGGCAGAGAAGCGTGATCTGTCCGTCGAGGAGCGCACCGCTTGGGAAGCCCTCAACGCGCAGATGGACAACCGTCAGGACCACATCGATGAGGTCCGTGCTGCTGAGGTGCGCGACTCCCGCGTAGCCGAGGCGCTGGCTGCTGCTCCCGAGGTGCGCGCTGTCGCAGCTTCCGAGCGTCGCAGCGATGTGGACATCCTTCGCGCCATGGCGCGTGGCGAGATCCGCAGCCACGTTTTCGAGCAGCGCGCATTGGACACCACGACCGCGACCAAGGGTCCTGAGACCGAGCCGCAAGGATTCCTTGCGACGATCCAGGCCAAGTTGCTGACCACGGGTCCGATGCTCGACGGCTCTGTCGTCAACCTGTTGAACACCAACAGCGGCAACGACATCAAGGTGCCGGTGGAGAGCACCCGCATGGCTGGCACGGCGGTGGCTGAGGGCGCGACGTTCGCGGTCTCTGACCCGACGTTCTCCAGCTTGACCCTCCGGTCACACAAGATCGGTACGTTGGTCGTGGCCTCGCGCGAGCTCGTTGAGGACACAGGTGTCGACCTGCAGGCCTTCCTCGGCGCGCAGATCGGTGTGGCGCTGGGAACAGCCGCCAACAATTTGCTCACGAACGGAACCGGTGTTGTCCAGCCCAACGGCATTTTGGCTGCAGCGGGGTCGGGCGTCACGGGCGGCACCGGCGTTACGGGTGCTGCATCCGGTGACAACATCATCTCGCTGCTGCACAGCGTTGACTCGTTGTACGCCGCACAGCCCAACGCTGGCTGGATGATGTCGCGCGCGTCCATGGGCGCTGTTCGTTCGCTCAAGGGCAGCGAGGGCTACCTGTTCCAGCCGTTCGCGACCGAAGGCGCTGTCGGCTCGCTGCTCGGCTACCCGGTTCGCCAGAACCCCTACATCGCCAACGCAGGCACCGGCGTCAAGTCGATCCTGTTCGGCGATCTCGGCGCGTACATCACCCGCGTCGTGGGCGGCATCGAAATCACCCGCTCCGATGAGGCGTACTTCCTCTCCGATCAGATCGCATGGAGGGCCACCATCCGGCTCGACGGCGACCTGGGCGGCGGCGGCTCCGACGCTGTCAAGTACTTCGTCGGCGGCACTGCCTGATCTGCAACACCCCGAGGGGGGCTGGCAACTGCTGGCCCCCCTCACCCATACCCCTGGGGGGCGCTCGGCGCAGGAGGGCGCCCCTCAGGTCACCTGCGAAACCCTGCGAATGAAAGGCCCTGCGATGCCTGCAAACATCAAGCCGGTCACCATCTTGACCCACTCAAACTCGCCTTGGTGTGGGACCGGATACGGTACGCAAACCGCGCAGCTGGTAACCCGCATGAAGCGCGACGGCCACAACGTCGCCGTCAACTGCAACTACGGCTTGCAAGGTATGCAGACGCTCTGGGAAGGCGTGCCCATCTTTCCCATGGGTGTCGAGATGTATTCCAACGACACCGTGCGCCCGAACTTCAAGCTGTGGACCCAGGAGCACCCTGGCCCGGCGCTGGTGTTGAACATCTTTGACGCCTGGACGATGTCGGAGCGCTACTGGAACGACATGCCGGTAGCGGTGTGGACGATGGTCGACCACATGCCGGTGCCACCCAATGTGCTGTCAGTGCTGCAACGCCCCAACATCACACCGATTGCGGTGACCAAGTTTGGTCACGAGCAGATTGAGCGCGCCGGCGTTGAGGCCCGCTACATCCCGATGGCCATTGATACCAACCTGTATCGACCCGGCGCCACCTTTGACGGCAAGACCGGGCGCGAGCTGATCGGCTTCAGCGACGACGATTTCGTTGTCGGCTGTATCAATGCGAACAAAGCCGCTGGCGCTGGTTCCATCCACCGCAAGGCCTGGGCCGAGAACATCCTGGCGTTTTCCATCTTCGCCCAGGACAAGCCCGACGCCAAGCTGTACCTGCATACCGAGCGCTACGGCAAGCACAACGGCCTGGTCATGGATTTCCTGCTTAAGGCCTGTGGCCTGCAAGAGCATCGTCATTACAAGTTCGTCGGCCAGCACTCGCTCCACAACGGCATACCGAACGAGGCCATGGCCGCCGTATTCAATGGACTTGACACATTGCTGGCGCCAACGCTCGGTGAGGGATTCGGCCTCACCGTTCTGGAAGGGCAATCAACCGGCCTGCCGGCGATTGTCAACAATTTCAGCGCGCAGCCTGAGTTGCTCGGCGACGGCTGGCTGACCGAGGGTCAACCGTTCTGGGACGGCGCGCAGATGTCCTGGTTCAACACCCCGAACATTCCCAGCATCGTTGACGCTCTTGAGCAGGCCTACGCGCGCGGCAGGGACCGCAGCGATAAAGCCCGCGCCCACGCCCTGGCCTACGACGCCGATGTGGTGTGGGAGCAATACTGGCGGCCCTACCTGGCCGAGATAGCCGACGGCGAGATCCGGCAACAACCTGCCGATCCGGTCATCACAGTGCGCGGGCCTGAGACCACACCGCACCTAACCATCTACATACCGACCTATAACCGGCACGAGATTGCCGACGCGCTGGCAAGCCTGGCGCCGCAGCTGACCGCCGACGTTGAGGTCATCGTCAGCGACGACGGTCCGAACAAACTAGGTGAGGCGCCGACGCTGGCGCTGGCTGAGAGTGCGCCGTGCCGCGTCACCTACATGCACAACCCCGACCGCATCGGCGGCCCAGCGCAGCTTGAGCGCGGCCTGACCGCTGGCAGCGGCGCGTGGCTATGGATGATGAGCGACGACGACACCGTGCGCCCTGGCGCCCTGGCAGAGATCCTGCAGGCCATCGAGCACGACGACATTGACCGCCTGATCCTGCTGACCCCCAGCGCGCCCACCAAGGCCGCAGGCATGGTCAGCACACCGCAAGGCCTGGAACAGATCCAGCCCGGCTTGATGATCGCCAGCACGCTGATTACCGCCAACGTGCTGCGCCGCAGCGCCCTGGACATTGACAAGGCCCGCAGCAAGCGCGACACCATGTACGGCTGCGCCTGGGCCTACACCAGCGCCCAGCGCGTCAAGGTCCACGCCAGCCCGGCTTTCGACGTCGGCACTGACCATGTGGGCGAGTTCGTGGCGGCCACCAACCCCAGCGCCGACATCGCCAGCATCTGGCTGGAACTGCTGCAGGACGGCTACGGCATCGTGCCCAACGACCTGACAGCCAGTTGGAATTACGTGTCAGCGGCGCAGGCTGCGAGCGCGTGATGCGCGTCGGCATCACTGGGGCTACTGGGCACCTGGGGCAAGCGATGGTGCGCTACCTGATGCGCCGCAACGTTGACGTCTACCTGGTCGGCCACACAGTGCCCGATTTCATGCGCGCCGATGTGGTGTTCCACCTGGCGGCACCGAACTACCGCGACAAGGCAGCTTGCTCGCAGTTTACGTACTTCAACGAGGACTTGGTGCTGTGGTCGGACAAGCACAGCGTGCCGGTCATCAACACCGCCACTTGGTGGCAGCACGCCGGGCGCGACGCTGAGATCTTGTATTACACGACGATCAAGCAAGCCCAGCAGCAGATGTTTGCCGGCCACACCACGCTGACCCTTTACAGCGTCTATGGCGAAAGCGTGCGATCCAATCGCGGGTTCGTGCCGCAACTGGTGGACCACCTGGCTGGGCGCAGGACGTTGACGGCAGCGTCCACCGAGGCCCGCGACTGGGTGCATGTGGACGACATCTGCCGGGCCTACCTGGCCGCCATTGAAGCGCCTGTGGACGTCTACGACGTCGCCACCTATCTGGCCATCAGCCCGATGCGGTTGGCGCAGGTGTTCACCGATGACCCGATGGACGTTTGGCCGGATGAACCGTCAGCCCTGTGCCATTACCCCAACAAGCGATTGCCCGGCTGGCGGGCTGAGATCGCTGTCACCCAATACATCGCGCAAGCATTACAACAGGAGGCGGCGTGAGCATCACCAACGGCTACTGCACGCTGAACCAAATCAAAGCAGCGCTGCGCATCAACGACGCCGTGGACGACGCCCTGCTGGAAATGGCGGTTGAGGCAGCAAGCCGGATGATCGACAGCGAGTGCGACCGGGTTTTCTACTCCACATCTGCCACCCGCGATTTCGTGCCCAACGACCACATCACCGTGGACACCGATGATCTGACCGTCATCACCAGCGTCAAGCTTGACGACTCAGGCGACCTGACCTTTCCCATCACGTTGGCCGTCAGCGACTACCAGGCCGAGCCGGTCAACCAGCGGGTCAGCGGCAACGCCTTCCCCATCTACCGGCTGCGCATGATCGGTGACTACCTGCTGCCCATCTGGAACAGGCAAGCCACCGTGCGCATCCAAGGCACCTACGGATTTACACCCGTGCCGACGGTCATCACGCAAGCCACCGTGCTGCAGGGCGCCAGAATCTTCAAGCGCCTAGACAGCCCGCTTGGTTTCGCGGGCTTTTCAGATATGGGCGTCGCGCGCGTCGGTCGAGTTGACCCCGACGTTGCCATGTTGATCCGGCCTTACAAGAAGTATCCGGCTGCCTGATGGCGACCCTCAGCGAGCTGCGCGCAGGCCTGGCGGCCAACCTGGCCACCATCTCAGGGCTGCGCACATCGGCAACCATCCCCGACCAGGTGACTCCACCGATAGCGGTGGTGATGCCGCAGTCCATCACCTACGACAGCGCTTTTGCGCGCAGCGGCGGCGATGAATACGAGTTCTCTGTCATGGTCATCGTGGGCCGCGTGGATGAGCGCACCGCACAAAACCGGCTTGATGACTACTGCTCGGGCAGCGGTGCCAGCAGCGTGAAGGCTGCAATCGAAAGAGACAAGACCCTCGGCGGCAAGGCCTTTGACTGCCGAGTTACAGCCCTGCGCAACTACAACCAAGTCACCGTCGGTGACACCACCTACCTGAGCGGTGACTTCACCGTCCAGGTTTTCTCTGCATAAGAAAGGGCCAGGCACATGGCTAAGTTCGTTCTCAAAGATCCGGTCGTGCAGTTCACGCCAACAGGCGGCACGGCCTACGGCACGATCTCGGCCAACGTGGCCCAGGTCACTCTTTCCATCGAAGCTGACGACATTGAGGTGACAGCCTTCGACAACACGGGCTGGCGCTCACGGATCGGCGGCCTCAAGGGCGGCACGTTCTCCATGGACGTCCACCAAGACATGGCTGCCGGCAGCATTGACGAGCAGTTTTGGTCCAGCATCGGTGGCACCGTTGCCATCAAGGTGCGCCCCGGTGGCACTGCAGCTGCGGGAAGCGCTAATGCTGAATACAGCTTCTCAGCGCTCTGCACGGGCATCAATCCAGTAGATGGCGCGGTGGGCGATCTCTCAACGCAGTCCATCACCTGGCCGATCACTGGCGCGGTCACCCGCGGCACTGGCGCCTAGCCACAACCCTTCTAATTAGGAGTCCTGCGACATGATGCGTGTGCCCCTTCACATCACTTACGACGACGGGTCGGGAGTGGACGTTGATGCGACCGCTCCCGACCTGATCGCCTTTGAACGCAAGTTCGACAAGCCATTCAGCATCTTTGCCAATGAAATGCGCTTGGAGTACCTGCTCTGGCTAGCTTGGTCAACCTGTCGGCGCAAGAACAATCTTGCCGACGAGTTCGACCCGTGGTGCGAAAAGATTGACACCGTCGTGGTCGGTGATGTGAGCGACCCAGTCCCTTTGGAGAGTCCAGCGCCCATTGGCTCTTAGTGCATCTCGCCTACGAATGGCGGGTGTTGCCGAGCCAGTTGGCGGAGGAATCACCGCGCATGTTGGCGACGATGTATCGCTATCTGCGCTGGCGTGCAGTTGAACAGCGAAAGGCTGGTGCGTGATGCCTGCTGGGATGAACGTCAGGGTGGAAGGCGCAGCGCAAAAGATTGAGCAGATATTCCGCTTTGACAAAGAGCTGTGGACCGAGATCCAGCGCGGCGTCAAGGATGCAACCTCGGGCATCAGGTCTGACGCCAAGGCTGCCTACCCCGAAAGTGGCCTGAGCAACTGGGGGCCGTGGCTGACAACCAATAACCGTGACCTGAGTTACGACTCATCATCTGTTAGGGCTGGGGTCAAATCCAGTTTTCGTAGTCGCCGTCGAAGTGGCTTCAGAACCATCAGCGGCTTGGTCTACAACAAGAACGCAGCAGGCGCCATCTACGGTCTCGCCGGTTCCCGCAACAAGTCTGGCGAGTTCTTCAACACCAACCTGAACCTCAAGCGCGGTGGCTCCACCAGCGCCCGAGGTAACGGCACCTGGCCGCGCGCGCTGGGTCCGGCGTGGTCTAGCAATGTTGATGATGCGCGCCGAGAGATTGCCCGCGTTGTCGAGCAGGCAATAGCCAAAGTCAATCGATAGGAGATCCCGTGGCACGTAGTTACGGTGGCATCAACGTCAAGATTGACGGCGACTACAACAACAAAGACATCAAGCGCGCCATATCCGATCTCAAGGCGCTAGAGAACAACGCGCAGGAAACCCAGGGCAAGTTCTCTGGCATGTCCAACGGTATGAAGATTGCTGGTGCAGCAATCGCGGCAGCGGCGGCTGCAGCCGCCTACGGCGTTGTGCGATTTGCTGGACAGAGCATTTCTGCCGCCAGCGACTTGGAAGAGTCACTCAGTAAAGCACGCACCGTGTTTGGCAGTGCTTCAAGTGCCGTTGAAGATTTTGCGGAAAGTGCCTCCGTCAACCTTGGTTTATCCCGGCAGGCTGCTCTAGAAGCTACCGGCACGTTCGGCAATCTGTTTACCGCCATGGGTATTGGCCAAGGCACTGCTGCCGAACTTAGCAACGACGTTGTTCAACTTGCTGGTGATTTGGCATCATTCAACAATCTTGATGTGCAAAGCGCCCTTGATGCTTTGCGCTCTGGGCTTGTTGGCGAGACCGAACCGCTGCGTCGACTAGGCGTAAACCTCAGCGCTGCTCGTATTGAGGGAGAGGCGTTTAGGCTTGGCCTGGCTAGGACCAAGGACGATCTGGACGCAGCCGCGAAAGCTCAGGCCGCCTGGTCACTTATTACCAAAGATGCTGCTACAGCGTCCGGTGACTTTGCTCGAACATCGGACAGTCTCGCCAACACTCAGCGCACATTGACAGCTGCCGTTGACAACGCTCGGGCCAGTATCGGTGAAGGTCTTGTCAAGGCTTTGCAAGATGTCGTTTCAAGTGCGGGTGGACCTGCTGGCGCTGCCAAAGCCATTGAGACATTCGGCGAGCGTGTAGGTCTATTTGTTGAAGGCATCACTATTGCCGTATCCGGTCTTGAGGATATGAACGTAGCGGTCGATGATCAGCGCTACGAGATCCAACGGCTTGCCAGAGTGTATGACGATGCTGGCGGTGGATTGCGTGGATTCATTTCCATTGTTCGCAATATGGATTTTGATAGCACAATCTCGCCGCTGGAAGTCATAGCCCAATCTCGACGCAATGTTGAGCAAACAACCGAGGCATGGGCCGATTACCGCCGCGCCCAGCAAGGTGTCGTCAACGTCACGCCCGCCGTCGTTGACAGCCTCAACGACACCGCCGACGCCGCCGCCAATACTGCCCGCTCAGGTGCCGCAGCCGCCAAGGCGTTGCTGTCCTACGCGATCAGCACCGGCCAGGTGCCCGATGCGGCGAAGCTGGGCCAGAAGTTTGTTATCTCAGAAATGCTGGACAACATTGGCAAGGACACCAGCACCGCCAGCTCTCGCGCCTCTAAAGCCGCCGACACCATGCGCATCAAGTGGGCAGAGGCAGCGCAAGGGTTTACTGATGCCGCCGTCAAGATCGAGGGCAAGGCGGTCACGGTCAGCGGTGCTTTGGGCAAGGCTTTCCAGGAACGCGCTGGTGTGTTCCGCGAGGTCATCAACACCCAGGTCAGCCTGATCCAGCAAGCCCAGCAGGAGTTGGACACCTACGCCGACAGCGTCACCAATGCCATTCTCGGCAAGATTGACTTCAGCCAAACCGACGCTGAGGGCAAGCCGCTGACCCCTGAGCAGATCGCTGCCACGATCATCGGCGACATCGCCAACCAAACCAAGGCCGTGACGGCTATCGCCAATTCCGGCGTAATGACGCAGCTGCCCGAGCAACTTGCGCAGAAGATCCTTTCCCTGCCGCCAGATGCAGCGGTGGCGCTGGCTAACTACTTCGCCGCCAACCCTGCGCAGCTTGAGCAACTGACCACCAACTACAACGCCCTGGCGACGTTTACCGAGACCGCGCTGGGTGTGCCGATGGCGACCACGTTCGCCACCATCGGTGATACCTCAGCGGTGGAGATGATGGCCAACGCCCGCGCCCGCATCACCAAGGCGGCCGAGCGGTTCCGCAATTTCGTGCAGCGCCAGTTGTCCACCGACATCACGGTGAGCGTGCGCTACGTCGCGGTGAACAGCATCCCCGGCGTCAGCGGCGGCACTATCGACGTTACTGCCCGCGCCAACGGTGGCACCGCGTTCGCCGGTATGCCAACGCTGGTAGGTGAGCGCGGCCCGGAGATCATCGTGCCGTCGGTCAACTCCACCGTGGTGCGCGGGGAAAAGACCCGCCAGATGATGCGCGGCAGCGGCGCCACCATCAACCTGACGGTCAACGCCGGCATGGGCGCTAACGGCGCCGAGGTGGGCCGGGAGATTGTGGACGCCATCAAGCGCTATGAAAGGCTGTCCGGCCCGGTCTTTGTGAGCGCCTGATGTCGCTGCCGCAAACTAAGGTTGAAATCGCTTTCGACCTTTCCCAGGTGGTGCCGGACTTCTTCACCCTTGATGACGCCGTGCGCGGCGTGCTCTCAGGTGGCACGGTCACCAGCATCTACCCGCTGGCCGGTGACATCTTGCAAGACGTTTCGGAGGATGTGCGCTCGGTCAGTATCAGCCGTGGCCGCAGCCGCGAGCTTGAGCAGTACCGGGTGGGGCAGGCCAGCGTGGTGCTGGACAACCGTGACCGCAGCTACGACCCCACCGACCTCGGCACGCCCTACCTAGGCCAGATCCAACCGCGCAAGGAAGTGCGCCTGGTTGTCGGCAACAACGTCGTATTCAACGGCGTGGTCGAGGACTGGTCATTCGATTACGACGTCGGCGGCGACTCCACCACCAGCGTGTCAGCGGTGGACGGGTTCTCCCTGCTCGCCCGTCAGGACATCGGCGGTTTCTCCCAAGGCACTGCCACCACCAATGAGCGCATTGACGCGGTGCTGGACGCATCCGGTGTGGCGTTCCCGCCAGCCAAGCGCGACTTGGCCAGCTCGTCGCTGGTGCTCGCGGCGGGCACGGTGGCCGACAACACCAACGCGCTGGCCTACCTGCAGCAGATCGAGCAGGTGGAGGCTGGCGATTTCTTCATCGCCGCCAACGGCCTGGTGACGTTCAAGACTCGCCAGCCCGGTATTGATGACGCAGCCTACGACGCCGCCGTGGATTACGACGACGCCACCACCGACTACGCCTACCCGCCGCCAGCGCTCACCTCCAACGTGGTGTTCACCGACCAGCCTCAAGGCGTGGTCACTGTCGGATCGGCGACCGAGATCCGCGTGCCCTATGTCGGCATCGGCATGGAGTTGGGCATGGATCAGGTGCGCAACCTGGTGACCGTCACCCACGGCACCGCGACCTTCACCGAGCAGAACCTTGATTCCCAGGACGCCTATGGCGTGGTGTCGCTGCAACTGAACGCCGACCTGCTCCACAGCAGCAGCGACGCTGAGGACCTGGCCGAGTACCTGGTGCAGCGCTACCAGCAGCCGGTGGTGCGGTTCAACCAGGTGACCGTGGATCTGTCCGGTGTGCAGACCGCGCAGGTGGCCTCGCTGCTGGCGCTAGACCTAACCGATGTGGTGCGGGTGCGGTTCAAGCCCAATGGAGTCAACGCCCGAGTGGAGCGCATCGCCACGGTGGAAGGCGTTGAGCATCAGGTGACGCCGGGCCGCCACCGCGTGACGTTCCGTTTCTCAGCTGCCCCAGGTTCGTAGGAGGTTTCTTCGTGGTTGCTTTCAATGCCGGTGACGTACTCGGCGCGGCTGACCTGAACGAGGCGTTCAATGAGTTGGACATCAACGCCCAGACCGGCACCACCTACACCCTGGTGCTTGCGGATCGAGGCGGCCTGGTGACGTTGTCCAACGCTTCAGCGATCACGCTGACGGTTCCCACGAACGCCTCGGTGGCCTACGCCGTCGGCACCCAGATCGGCTTGCTGCAAACCGGCGCAGGTCAGGTGACGATCAGCCCGGCCTCAGGGGTGACGGTGACTTCGTTCGGTTCGTTGACCAAGTTGGCGGGCAACGGCGCGTTGGCGGTGCTGGTCAAGACGGCCACGAACAGTTGGTATCTGTCGGGGCAGTTGTCGGCGTGAGGCTTCTTGTAGCTGCTGCCGGTATCAGCCTGCCAGCCCCGACGCCGACGTTGTCTTACACCGCTGATGGTCAATTCACGATCACGAATTACAACGCTGCGCTGTTCTACACCGTTACGGGTGCAACCAGAACAAACGATCTGTTGACGAGCGTCAGCGACAACGCCACCATCACGGCCGCCTACGCCAGCGGCCTGCCCGTTTCTCCGACTACAACGATGCGGGTTGCTCCCAACGTGCGCGTCTTGACTAGCGTCAATACGAGCTTGACGGACACCGGCTGCGGTACGCGGCCTGATCTGTGCTGCCCGGCAGGAACAATCCAAAGCACCGCAGGCAACCAGTGCGGCGGCGCTCCCGGCTCGCTGGCTCCCGACAACTTTTGTGGGGGCGCGTGCCCCGGTAACTGTTTCCAACTGACCGTCACCTGTTGGAACTGGCGCTGGACCAACTACTCCGACGGTACTGACGGCACCGGCTACACCCTGATCGGCAACACCTGGGGGAAGGTGACATGACCGTCAACATGGAGGACTACCTGCAAGAGCAGTATGAAGCCGCTGTTCGTGAAGGCCGACTGCCTGAGGGTGGTTACACCGATGAGCACGCCAAGCAAGTCAGCCCCATGGATTTGTTGTCCTCTGACAACTACACCACCAGAAGCATCCGCGACGAGCGCCTCAACACCTGCAAGGATTGCGACAGGCTATTCAAGCCGACCCGCACCTGTCGTGAGTGTGGCTGTTTCATGGCTGTCAAGACCTGGCTGAAGGACGCTACCTGCCCTATCGGGCACTGGTAAGCCGTTCACCTTTTCTACCAAATCGCGTAAGGGAGTCTCATGGCTGGATCGACGCTGTACCCCGGCGCACTGGACAACTTTGCTGAGGAATCGCCCACCAACCTCGGTGACAACGACTCCACCTCGCGCACCCACTCTGAGCGGCACGACGACATCGAATCGGCGATGGAGGCGGTGCAGGGGGAACTCGGCACGAATCCTTCGGGCGCGTATGACACGGTGGCCCAGCGCTTGGCGGCCATCGACGGCGACGCCGACTTCGTCACCTTGGAATCCTCAGGCACCGCCGTTGTCCCGCTGACCGTCATCGGCACCGCCAGCCAGGCCGCTGACCTTATGCAGTTCAAGAACGACGGCGGCACGGCGGTTGCCAACATCTCTGCCGCTGGGGCCGCGACGTTCGCAGGCGTGGAGTCCACGGCGTTCACCACCTCGGGCACCTCAATCTTTGAGTCAACGGCGCTGTCAGGCACGCCCACTGCGCCGACGGCTGCGGTGGACACCAACACCACCCAGATCGCCACCACGGCGTTCGTCATCGGCCAGGCCGGTACGGCAACGCCGCTGGTCGAGGGTTCAGCTTCTGCGGGAACTGCCGTCCGGTTCGCGCGTGAGGATCACATACACCCAG